GGTATATTAAAGAGTGGTATCCTGCTGGACTACGTACACGTATCATGCCTAATGGTGCAATAGTTATCATTAATACTCGTTATCACTACGATGATCTGTGTGGTTGGCTACTAAAGCAGCAGGAAAACATGGGGGACTATGATGTTATCCCTTGGGAGGTCATTAAGATCCCTGCATGGCTGGACGAAGACGCAGCAGATCTACTGGATCTACCTGTTGGTGGTAGTTATTTCCCAGAATGGAAACCAGATGACGTACTCAGGGTAGATGAGAATGAAATCAAAGCTAGTAATGGCAGCAGATACTGGAACTCGCTGTATATGCAAGACCCAACACCAGAAGAAGGTGGTATTATAAAGAAAAGATGGTTACAACAGTGGGAACAAGAAGAACCCCCTACCTGTGACTTCGTAATACAGACATATGACACAGCATTCTCTACAAGAACTACGGCTGACTACTCTGTAATTCAAACATGGGGCATATTCTACCTATATGATCAGGATGATGGAGGATATGAAAGCTATGCCCCCCACTTAATCTTACTTGGTAACATCAGAGGTAGGTTTGAGTACCCAGAACTACGTAAGCTTGCACAGCAACTGTATAATAATAACAAGCCTGACGTATGTATGGTGGAGAAAAAGGCTAGTGGTCAGTCACTCATACAAGATATGAGAAGATCAGGCATACCTGTTATGGAGTATACACCAGATAGGGACAAGGTAGCCAGAGTATATGCAGCTTCGCCAATACTAGAAGCAGGTAGACTATGGATACCTACAAATAAAAAATGGTCAGAAGAATTAATAGAAGAACTCATACGATTTCCAAACGCTGCTCATGATGATCAGGTAGATGCTATGACAATGGCTATACACTATATGAAAGAATCATGGCATCTAACACACCCTGACGATCCTGAGTATGAAGATGAACCAAAGTCTACCAAAAGTACATACTGGACATTTTAATTTGTCATATTAACTTTTGTATGGTATAATATATTCATGGCTATAAGTTAGGGGAAGATATGCGTAACTCAAAACAAAAACTATTTGAAGTACTAGACATAGAAGATGATGTTGTAGAAATGCAATATGGCGGTGGATTGTCTAGTGCATATTCAACACTAGCTGACCGTAGGCAGAACATGTACGGTATGGGTGAGTCCCCCTCACAGATGAGCAGTGTCTTTCAAGATCCTTTAGAATCTTCAGCATTCTCTCCAGTAAATATGGAACATGGTGGTGACATAGTAGTTCCTACTATCTATAGATCAAATGGTGGAGATGTTGACGATAGTGATGATAACTTTGGTGGATTTGGTTCAGAAGGATTTGGAGATAGTTTTGGTGACCTCGGTGCTGGAGGTGCTAGTAACTTTGGCCCTGCTGATGGTGATGCTGATGGTAATTTACAAGGCTTCTATGATTACTATACTAATCCTGAAAATGTAAATGTAGAAGGAACAATAACTGGAGGTAAGTTTCAATCAGGAGAAGATAGTAGCCCTACATTAGCAGATCTATATCGTAGTCAAGGTTATAGTCCTAATGAGATTGCAGGGATTGCAGGATATCGTGGAGGACTTAGTGATGCTGAAAGAGATGAGTTTAATTTTGGAAAGGGAGATGCTCAGAGTTTACAAGATGCAATAGATAGAGGACAATTTAAAGGAGCAGGAGGTACTTTTGGTAGGACATTAGAATCATTAGGATTAGCTACACATGGAAAAGGTATCTATGGTCCTTTAGAAGCTTTTACTCCCGGTAAAGCATTATACTATGATCAAGAAGGATATGAGGCTGGTCCTAGATCTGATGAAGTAAAAGACGCTGATCAAAGAGGTCAGTATAATGCAGATAATATAATAGGTGGTGTAGATGCAGATCCAGCAGTAAACTTATTTGATATGTATATGAGTGATCCATTTAGAAATAAAAGTGAAACTATTGCAGAAACAGCATCTAGATTTGAAGCTGAGAATCCCGGCATGGTTGCACCTACAGAAGCTTTTGGATATTCTAGAAACTCTAGTACTTTAACTAGTGATCTTATGGATTCATTAAATACTACTAGAGGAAAAGGAGCATTACAAGGGGGACTAATGATGCTTGGTGCTGGAATTAATCCTGTTGGTCTTATAGGTAATCTAAGCACTCGCTATGAAGATGGTAAAACTAAGAACATGTATAGTGATGTTACTGATGTTGTTAAAGATACTTTAGGATTAAATACTGGAAAAGGAAAAGGTATAGGAGATGCAGTAGAAATTATAAACGATCCTGCTGGTTATCTTTCACGTAATATAGATACAGTAGGTAAAAGTGTTCCTGACTTAGGACCAATAGAAGATGTAAAAGCTGAACAGGCTAGACAAGCTGATATAGCTTTTGGTAGACAAAGTCAAGAAGATATAAGTAAAGATGTTAATTTAAGAGATAAAGAAGTATTTGAAACAAAAGATTCTATTTTTCCTAACCTTGGTGGTTATACAAATAATTTTTCAGGTTTTGTTGGTGATCCTGATCCAACAGATATTGGAAGACTAACAAAAGATGGGGCTGAAAATACTCTATCTCTAGGCTCACTAGCTCCAGATCCAAGAGAAGCTCCAGAACAAAATATATTTGAAAAAGGTATAAGTGCTTTAGTTAATCTTTTTGGCGGTCCTGAAGCAGCTTCTAGAAATAATATAGATACATCATTTGGTAGTGGTAATGATCAACCAGAGCGTAGAGTAGCTCCTCCTCCTAAGATACCTGAAGTACTATCAGCAGCAATAGAACAAGCAGAACCAATACCTGTAGAAGATTCAGGATTGTCTGCAAGAGAACTATCTTTAGGACCACAAGTAAATACTTTAATACTACAAGGAGTTGATCCAAGTACAGCTATACGACAAGTAGGAATTGACCAAGGTGATTTTACCGTGGCACAGATATTAAAACTTTTAGGAGTAAGCTAGATAATGGCAACTGAACGTAACCCATACGATAAGATACCAGAAGAAGTAGCTAACGTAGTTCCAATGAAAGCAGAGGAAGAGATGGAAGCTACCTTTGAGGTTGACCCTACTGATGGTGGTGTGATCGTAGACTTCTCTTCAGAAGAAGTAACCATGTCTGCCTCAGAAGAGATTGCTGAGTGGTATGGTAACCTAACAGAAACATTAGATGGTGAGTACTTAGATGAAATAGCTGATCAAGTTATAGATAACTTTCAAGCTGATAAGGATTCCAGAGCAGAATGGGAGTCTATGTTTGAACGTGGGTTTGATCTACTAGGTCTGAAGCTACAGCCGGGAAGTGATCCCTTTGATGGTGCATGTACAGCCGTACACCCATTGCTCATAGAGTCAGCAGTTAAGTTTCAATCTAAAGCATCAGCAGAACTCTTTCCTGCCAGTGGACCTGTCAAGGCAAACATTATGGGTAAGTCTACACCTGAGAAAGAGATGCAAGCTAACAGGGTACAGAACTTCATGAACTTTCAGGTAACTGAGCAGATGCCAGAATACTTTGATGAGTTTGAAAGAATGTTGTTTCATCTCCCCTTGATAGGATCTGCATTCAAAAAGGTTTACTACAATGCAGCACTCAAGCGTCCTATGTCAGAGTTCATTCCTATTGACCAGTTCTATGTATCATACTATGCAACTGACTTAAGAAATGCTGATAGGTACACTCACCTAATATATCGTAGTCCTATAGATATGGAACGAGATATACGTGCAGGTATATATGATGACGTAGAATTACCAGAACCTAATCAAGAAGGATTGTTTACTGACTTTACTCGTAAGCTAGATACCATTATTGGTTTGTCTCCTTCTTCTGATAATGATCCACAGTACGCATTACTAGAACAACATTGCTATCTTGATATAGAAGATACAGGAGAATCACTTCCTTACATTGTTACAGTTATAGAACAGTCAAGGCAAGTGTTAAGTATTCGTAGAAACTATGAACAGAACGACCAGAACAAAGAGAAGCGCAGTCATTTTGTGCATTATAGATTTGTTCCGGGCTTTGGTTTCTATGGATTAGGCTTGATTCACTTCCTAGGTAACCTCACCATGAGTGCAACTGCTGCCATGAGATCCCTCATAGAT